CGCCGCCGTATGATGTCGGCTCCGCGGTTTGAGCGTCGGCCCTGGCTCGCCGCAGACGGCCCGCTGCTTCATCGCTGACGGCGGTCCGAGGCGGGCCGCTGCCGTTGTCGGTGGCGGCGGCGGTCCGCCGGTGCTGCAAAGGCTGCGGGACGAGTTCGGGTGGTCGGATATGACCGCCAGCCGCTACATGCAGGTCGCTCGCCCTTCCAAATTCCACACCGTGTGGAATTTGACACCGTTGATACTATCAATGGTGCGCGTCGCCTTGGTCGAGGGCACCCTTAACAGTACTAAGGATCGAACACTTGCGGAAATTTTCCGTAAGTGTTTTTCCCTGGTGTTCACCGTTACTTCCGGCAAATTTTGCCTGATGTTTGCCAAAAGCACCGTCCATTCAATGGACGGTGCTATCCCCAAGATGCGAACCGCGTGTGCAGAACGCGGGCGGCTTCCTCGCGCAGATCGGCCTCGGTCGCATCGGGGGCGTGCTGCATGGCCTGTTTTGCCACGATCGTCGCGGTGATTGACCGCGTGGTGCGCAGTTCATCGATCGCGAGATTGACCGCGCGGTTGAGTTCACTGGCCATGTGCTGTCTCCGGTGGGGGTTGGAGGTCCGGAGTGTACTTCCGCCCGCGGCCGAGTACCAGCAGCGTCCCAGGCCTCGCTGCCGGGTAATTGCCCGTCGAGCCTGCGTCTAACGCGGCCAGAGACCTCGAAAAACCGGCTTGTTCCGCCGATTTCGGCCGATTTCGGCAACCCGCCCGACGCCAATTTCCCCTTCACGTGCGGCAAGGTCGCGGCCGGTTTCGGCACCATCGGCGGCAACGTGGTAGGCGGGGGTGTCCGTCAGCAGCCGTTACAGGGATCGGCCGCGGCCGGGCTGGTCATCACGTGAACGGCAACGCCTGCTGCACCCAGGCCGGCGAGAATGGCGAGAGCGAGGATCAGATGGCGCATGTCAGCCGCCGCCGCCGTCGCTTGTCGGCTCGGCATGGGCCGAAGCAACGAGGCTGTAGACGCCGACCACGCCGATGGCACCGAAGCTCACCAGGATGGCGAGAGCGAGGATCAGGTGGCGCATGTCAGTTGCCGCCGCCGTCGCCTGTCGGCTCGGCATAGGCCGGAGCGGCAGGGCTGTGGCCGGCTAGAGCACTGACGGCGCCAAGGCTGGCGAGGACGGCGAAGGCGAGCAGTAGACGACGCATAGACGGAAGCCTCCCTGAAACTTCTTGCGGTTCCAACCCGACCGATAAAGGCCGTGCCCGCGCAGGGTCAATCGATAAATTTTCGCATCGGTCTGGAATAGGCGGATTTAAACCGTCATCAGTCGTCGCCTCGGACGGTGCGCCGCCGCGGGCGCCGTCGGCGAACGGCAATCAGTGTCTCGCTGTGGACGCAGGTTGCAGCTGCGCGAGCCTGACGCCTTCGATCGCGCCTCGCATCGCATCGATCCAAACAGCCATGTCGCGATCATCGATCTGCATCGAAGCAAGTTCTGAGCCTGGATCAGTGTTGACCGTCACATGCAGCACTGCCTTGCCACGCCAGCTCACGTCTACGGTGGTCGTGTTGTCGGCAGCGACTTCGTATCCAAAGCCGAAGCCGTGTCTGTCTCTGTGGCTGTGGTAAGCGAGCAGGCCTGTCGAGGCCATTAGATCGCGCGTGAGTTTCAGCGCGACTGCTACTGCCACAAGCTGCGGATCGGCGTCGCTGTTTTCCATCATGCCTCCGATGGCGAACTACATATATGTCGTGCGCCGGCCCCACATATATCGAGGGCCAAGTGCAACGCCATGTCGCGCTTCCGTGCAACGTCGCGTTGCATTCCTGCCAGTCCTGAACTGCGAACTTTCGGACCGCGCTTGACTACGGCTGTCACGGTAGCACACGATGCGCCATTGACGTGAGGAAGCTGCGCGAAGGGCGCTATGAGCCAGTTTCATGTGACCGAGATTTGGCTGCCACCAAGGCCTTCGGCCGGCGATACGGCCGAGCACATCGCCTATGCCAGCGTCCAGGTCGGCCCGCTGCTAGTTGTCGGCATCAGGCTGAACCGAGACGACGCAGGCGCAATGTTTCTCACCATGCCAAATGCAGGAAGATCGCGCCGCGTGTCAGTCCCGCGCGCTGCTGACCGCGCGGAGCTGCTGGCAGCGGTCATGACGGCCTACCGAGCGAAGTGCGCTGAAGCGCAAGCACAGAGGACAGAGCATGTCGACGCATCAGCTGAGAGCAAAGCGCGCGCCCGTCATTGAGGAGCTGCGCACGATCTCGCAAGCCGGCGGGCAGGCCGGTTCGCTGACAGAGCAACAGGCTGCGCGGGTCGATGAGCTGCGCGGACAGCTGGACGCGCTCGATCGAGAGCTCGGCCTGGCAGAGCTGCTTGAAGCCGAGGAGCGGCGATCGGCCGGTATCCCGCTGCACTCTGGCGGCGCCGATGCGTTCGCCAATCTCGCGCGCGAGGTCACAGTTTTGGACGTGCTGCGCGCCGCGGCCGGCAGCCAGGATCACGCGGCAGGCCGGGCTCGCGAGGTCTCGGCAGAGATCGCGCGGCGCGCGGGTCGCCAGCCTGACGGCATCTATTGGGACTATCGGGCATCGAGCAGCCATGCCCGCGCAGCGTATGAGCAGCGGGTGTTCGGCACCCTGACGCCGCCGGCCGGCCCAGGCTCTGCACTAGTTGCAACGACGGTGTCGCAGACCGTCATCGACATGCTGACGCCGAAGCTGGTGTGCGCGCAGCTCGGGGCGACCACGCTGTCCGGGCTGATCGGAAATTTGGCAATTCCGCGAGTGAAACAGTGGCCGTCGACGTTCTGGGTTGCGGAGAATTCGGCACTGACCGTGACCGATCCGCAAACCGAACAGGTCAGTTTGACACCGCACCACGCGGGCGCAGTGGTCGAGCTGACCCGTCAGCTGATGATGCAGTCGAGCCCGGATGCGGTGCGGCTGGTCGAGAACATCCTGTCGGGCGCGGTCGCGCAGGCGATCGACCAGGCGGCGCTTGTCGGTGGCGGCACTGGCCAGCCGAACGGCATCTTGGCGGCGGCCTCCAGTGTCCCGGTAATCAGCGGCGGCCCGAACGGTCTGGCTCCGACCTGGAACAATCTGGTCGGCGTCGAGGCCAGTGTTGACCAGAGCAACGCGCTGCAAGGTCGCCTCGCCTGGTGCGGCAACGCGAAGGTGACATCGGTCCTTCGGCGCACGCTGAAAACGACCGGCGACACAAGCAGCAACTTCATCATGGGCACGGATAGCACGCTGATCGGGTATCCGTATGCGAGCACGCAGAACATCCCGAGCACAGGCACAAAGGGCACCGGCACGAACCTGTCGTCGCTGATATTCGGCGACTTCAGTGCCCTAGTAATCGCGCACTGGAGTAGTTTGGATATCGCATTGAACACGCAGGGCGACAGCGTGTTCTTGAAGGGCAACGCCCAAATCCGCGCGATGGCAACATGCGACGTGACGTTAATGCACCCGCAGGCATTCGCCGTGATGAATGACCTAATTACCGTTTGAAACTTCGCGGCGCCGCGAAGATGGACATCGAACGCCGCGCAGTCACCGAGATCAGGACCGCAGGAAGAACGCTGTACGGCGTCGCGGCTCCCTTCGATCGGCCGGCCGACATCGGCGGCATGTTCACCGAGACCATTGCGCGCGGCGCCTTCACGGCCACGCTGGCGAAGCACAGCGACATCCTCGCGCTCGCGAACCATCGGCAGGACCAGCTGTTAGGCCGCACGCGCAGCGGAACGCTACGGCTGTCGGAAACGGCCGCAGGCCTGGAATACAGCCTTGAGCTGCCGGCGACCTCGGTCGGCGATGACGTGCTGGCGCTCGCGCAGCGCGGCGACCTTGGCGGGATGTCCATCGGCTTCGTGGCGGACAGCGAGACCTGGTCGGACATGAACAGCCGCCAGCCGAGCCGGACGTTGCGCGCGGTGTCGCTTCACGAGGTCAGCGTGATCAGCGGCCATCCGGCCTATGACGGCACCAGCATCGCCCTGCGAGCCCGTGCACGGCAGCACGTGGATCCCCGGCTGGCCGCCCTGCAAGCCCTGGTGCGGCGGCTGTAATGGCGAAGGGCAAGCGGAAGC